GAAGCTACCTCTGACAAAATATTAAAGTTTGCGAAAGACCTTGTTTTTAAAACGATTAAAATTGAGCCTTTTAAAGACGAGGATTTAAAAGAACTATTGCTTGATTACAGTCATGATAAAGAAGCGGATATTTACTGTGTAGAAGATGAGAATGGAGATTTTAAAGAGTTTCTTCTAAAAGACTTTGAAAAAGCAAAAGAACTTGCAATCGCTAGAGGATATAACTCTTACACACCAACTATTTCTCCTGTTGATTGGTTTATTAATGAAACTTACTCTGATTTAGAAGAGATTAAATCGGAAACTTATGAAGATAATTATTTAGATAGTAGTATGTATGGGGTTAAATTTCTTTCTGAACTTCTTGATGGAGAGGATTTATATAATGTTTAAAAAGAGAGGTGCTTAGTGATGCAGGATATTAATAGGAGTTTAGATGATTACTAAATACAAGAGGGAAGAATTAATTAATATTTATCTTGGCGGAGAAATTGTAAATAGAGAAGATATGTATAAAAAAATACATAGTGAAATAAACAAAGACTCTATGGAATTATTAGATGAAGCGAAAAAGATTCTTTCTTTATTAGAAGATTTCAGACATAGAGAGATTGATGTAAGGAATAAAATATTTGACATTGTTAAGGAATTTACTAAGACTGATGACCCTGCAGACTATTGTTACGAAAAAGATGATGACCCTTTCGAATATTATGTTGAAATGGATTTAAGTTGGAGTTATGCCATAGGGTTTAATGATAATTGCTGCAGTGAAGATGTTGATTTGATCTACACTTTAACTGATGTTATTGACGATATGGTGGAGTAAGGCTACTTAGCCAAACTCAACTCCGCAATAGCGTCTGCAATCATGTCCTTAATCCTCTCATCTTCTTTTGCTTCATCTCTTGGGCTTTCTTGTTCACCCATTATTTTATTCTGAGCATTTAGTTCTGCTGTTCTTAGCTTAACTCTCTCTTGCTCTAACTGCACTTGCTCTTGCTGAATAATCAACTGTTGTTTAGCTTGTTCGTTCTGAGCTTTTGATTGTAGTTCTTGCATCTTAAACTGTTGTTCTTGTTGCTTAGATTGCATTTCTGCTTGTGCTGCTTGTTGTTCAGGAGTTGGCTGTGGTTTTTCTTCTGGTTGCCCATCGTTTAACTCTTCTTTCTCTTCTGGTGTTAGTATATTTGGAGGTAATACTTTCTTTAATCGTTTAGCTAGTACATCACTATTTGGAAAGTCCATGTTATCTGCTATTAAATCAGGTGCTATTTGTCCTGCTTGTGGAACAGCTCTAGAGAACTCTAACATATTAACCGCAGCTTCTTGTCTTTTTGTTGCGAAACTTGCACCAGTTGTTACATTTACATCATATTTCCCTACACCTAGATCATTAATTATAAATTCTTTTCCTGATTGCTTATCTGTTACTGTTTTGTTAATCTCTATAAAGTCTCCACTTCCATCTGCAAAGCGTAAACGAATTAATCTATTGCTATCATAGACTTTTGGAATAACTTTTATAAGAATATCTCCTACTGAGCGTAGAGCCATTGAAAGATTATCTATAAACTCATAAGTTCCAGTATCACTTCCTTCTTTTCTTGCTAGAATTGCTTTACCTGATGTTTCATTACTTTTTGCACCAAGACCTGCTTCATAGATACCGATTGTACCTTGCATCTCTCCTGTCATATTCATAGCCATTTGTAACTCTGCACTTGGCATTGATGGAGGAGCATCTCTGTATGGTTTGTCTGCCCCTGGAATAGAGCGATATGGCAACACACTATAATTTTTAGTGTTTGCTGTTTTCCATATATTCTCATAACCCTCTATACTTTTAGCTGTTGCTATCCAAGGAGCTTTAGGAGCAAGAGCAATTCTCTCTGTTGCTGCTGATTGCCAATAGTTAAGCATCTTCTGTGCATCTTTAGAGTCTGAAATTAACCCTTTAAAGAATCTTTTACCTTTAACATCTATCTCTCTTCCTAGAACGGGAACAACTGGAATACGAGTGCCAACCCAATCTTTAGAGTCTAATACGTCCCACGCTGTAATCTTATACCACTTTATCTTGTAAGTCTTTACTTTACGCTCTCTTTGTATTCTTATTCCCTCTTCTTTGAGTTCATCCAGCACGTCTTCAACTTCATCTTCCCAATAAGTATCGCCATTAGTCATTAATAGCAGATTTCTTGTCGTTGGTTTTCTCACAAAGTATTCTGAAACTCTTATCGTCTTTTCGTCTTGCCACTCATCATATTCTTCACCTAATGGCTCATCAAGAACACCAGTTCTTTTACCAGGGTATCTTTTTTCAAACTCTTTTTTAGACATTTTATCGTGAATAAAACAAAAGTTCATATCAGAATAGTCTGCTTCTCTTGCATCTGGATCTACAACTACGGACCATCTATTTCTGACTGAGCTTATCTTAATATCTAAATCAAAGCTATCGTCTTGTGAGTAGTCCGTTAATACTCTTAGCCATCCGAAGCCACCTTCAAGAGCGTGCTTAAATGCTGTGTTGTAATGGTCTTTAGCATTAGAGATTGATTCTATATTTCTAATGCAGCTCTCAAATACTTCGGAGGTTGAATACTTTTTAGTACCACCGTTATTGTCAAGTTTTGTGTCTTGCCCATTTGCTGATACAGGACTAACTTTAATTGAGATAGTGTTTCTGCGTTGATCGCCTACAACTTTTGAGATAAACTGCTGAGTCTTATTGATAGTTAACGTAGGTCTACCATCTTGCTTTCGCTCTTTGATTGACTTCTCATCCCATTGATTACCGGCGATAAATAACACATCTAGTTCTGCTTGTTCATAATTCTCTCGCCATATACCTGATGCAGACTCTGCTCTTTCTCTTGCTAACTTTAAAAGACCTTCATCGCCTTTCTCTTGTAAGTTAATCTGCTCATCTTTTATAATATCTATGCTCATTAAAATTCTCCTGATTGGTTAAAGAAACTGTTTGAAGCCTCTCTTGGTCTTATTTGTGAAAAGAAGTGCATCGCTACAGAGTCACTCTTGTCTGGCGATCTTCCTAATAGCTCTTTTATTTCATCTTTAGGCTGTATTATAATCTTTCCATTTGCCTTGCTGAATAAAAATCTAATAGCTAAAAGTTCCTCTTTTAATTCTTTATCATTCGGTATTTTACCACCTTTTTGAATAAAAGCGTTAAGGTTAAAATACATCTCCGCTCTTTTGTTGTAATATTTGTTAATCTCATCAGCTTTCATTGATGCGTTTGAGTCTATTGCCGGGTATCCTTTTTCTTCAAGTCTATCCATCACTCCTGCACCAACTCCTATTGTATCAACAAATACTGCGTCAGGTTCTCTGTCTTCTTGCTCAATCTCATTACTGATTGCATTAGCATATTCCATTGTGCTGTATTTTGCGTACTCTTTAAGCCAGTAGATACGATAACCTTTTCTTTTAGTAAGAACTCCTTTGTCGTTTCCATATCGTGCCACATCTGCTGAGTAACTAAATACTCCGGTTAAATCAACTCCTTCTGTATTGCCATCCATTGCTTTTTCAATATCACTATATGAAAATAGTGCTTTCTCGTCACCCTCTTGTGCTTTACCCTCGTAGATATGCTCATAGTCATCAAAGTCTTTTTCTTTCTTCTCTGCTATTTGTCGCTTCATTACATCTGTGAGAAAAGGATTTTCGTTGTAGTTTATCTTTCTCACTATTGTTTCATTTGGTGGATGCTCTACAAAATTATTAAATACAAAGTCTGTTCTATTCTTAGGATTGAAGATTATCCAAAACTCACTATGCTCTTTCCTAATAGTTGGATTGATTATCTCCCATTGGTCTTTAGTTAGATTGTGAGCTTCTTCTATCCAGCATACATCAACACCCTCTGTTGATTTAATCTCGTCTATGTTTCTTGCAATACCAAAGAACAAGAAAGATGATCCTGTAGTTTTATGAATAATTGTGTTTTGGGTTATGTCAAAATCGTTTTGAAGTTCGTATCTGTATATCTGGTCTTTGAGTAGAGTGTAGACCGACTCTTTGATGTTATTTTGGAATTGTCTTATACATAGGAACTTTAGAGAGAAATTTGAAGCAAGTCGGACTGCGTTTGATGCTGCGTCCCAACTTTTAGAAGATGCTCTGCCACCATAAAGAACTTTATTCCTTGCTCTTGTTTCCCAAAACTCTTTAAGAGCAGGGTTCATAGTGGCTCTACTCACTTTTTCCCTTATTGTAAAAATCGTCAAGACCTCTTTTGTCTTGAACTTTTGCATCTATGTCTATTTCGCTCTTGTCTTTGTACCCATAATTGTTCTTTAGATTAAAGATTGCCATAGTAGGATTATAGCCACCAGTCGCAGCCATTTCTTGTAAACTTGCTAGTATTCTCGCTTTAGCTTTTTTAATAGTGCCGAAAAAAGCTTCATCTTTTTCATAGTTCAGTATTGAGTCTCTATCCATATCTAGCCAATATGCCAAGCCCTCTACTGTGTAAACCACTTCTCTTTTATCCGCATCTGCAAAGTATTCTTCTATCTTTGTTTTCATTACTTCAACATCTGTGTATTTTTTTGGTCTTCCTAATGTTTTCGCTATTTCACTCATAAGTATCGCCTATGTAATCGAATTTGTTTTTTACATTATAGCATACTCTTGAAATATGAAGTTTAATATTAAATAATATGAATAGTATTCGCAAATTCTTTGCTGTTGGAGCGATGAATGAAAACTTGTAAGCTTGAAGGCTTTTAAATAAGCCTTTCTTTTTGAAGCTTCTTAAATAGCCCGTCATTCTCTTTCTCTAGATGTTTGGCATAAGCCTTCCACTTTTTTAATTTCTTCTTTAGTTTACATTTACTCATTTTTACTTCTTTACATAAAATCATAGATAGATGTTTGAGTACCTATCTTCTGTCTATTGAAACAGTATTTCTTTAAAACTTTTAAGTCTACATCATATAGATCATTAAGTTCTGCCTCTAATGAAGATAAACTTAACTTCTCTAATCTTCTCTTTATTTCCAGCTTCATTTTTGTTGAGCCGGTATACTCTTTGATAGCATCCACTAGAATATCTAAATCATCTTGCATGATTAAAGATAAGTCATAGTAGACATCTATCAGTTGCATTTTAGCCCTTTAGCGTAACGGTATTATAACAAAAAGTGTTGGAAATAATGAAACTTCTTCACTTATTCCTCTTGTGATCTGTAGTATTTGCTTAGTTTAGCCAATAACGCACTTTTTCTCTTAGACTTCATTAAAGGTCTATCATCATTTGCAAAAGAAACTGTATAAAATCCCTTTAGATTTCCCTCGAAGTGTTGCTTAACTGTTAATATTTCTATTGATTCGACCATTTATTTTTCCTTTTTATCTTTATAAAACCTGCTACAAATTCCACACTCTAAAGGGAACACCTCTCCCGTTGGTTCATTTAAACAGCCACTACAATCATTATGCTCTAAATCAGAGCATTTGTCTCTGTCTTTCCAACCAGCTTTGTATCTTTCAATTAGCTGTATTTCAAAGTCAGCAAACATTTTATCTATAAAACTAATATAATCTTCTCCAAACATATCTTCATCATAATACATTTTCAGTATTTCTTTTTTAGCTTCATCTATAGTCATTACTTTCCCTTCCATATGCAAGCATTACAACTATCATCATTCCACATACAAACATATTGATAACTAAGAAGTCTATCATTTCGTAGTTTAAGACTTTAGGCATTATTTATCCTTCCACTTTATCTTACCAGTTGTGCTATCATATTCAGCACAGTTGTGTTTGATTAAGTCCTCATTGTTGTGCAAACCCTGAGGAGTCGTAAGCATTACCGTAAGTATTATTCCTATAAATAATCCAAGTAGAAATGATGCTAAATTATCCATTATTTATCCTTGTAATATAAACTTGCATGTTCTTCTTTAGTTGCTTCTCTCCATCTTTCCATCTGCATATTTTCTGCTTGTTTCTTATTAAGTATTACTTTTCCTTTTGAATATCCTAAGTTAATAACAAATGCTGGAAAATTAGCTTCCTCTTCATACCAGGGTTTGATTGGTGTGAGGTTGTAATCAGAATTATCTATACCATATCCGTTTAAATTCCATTGATGAGAAGCAGGTAATAATCCTACGTCGTCTTTAATATAACCAAAAATATAACCTTCTGCTACACATAGTAATTTTACTATAAAATCTGGTTTCTCAAACTTGTATTCTTTACCATCATCATCTGTTATGCTTGGTGATTGATTATCCAACTTATTAGTATTGATGCTATCGGACACACTATTATTAACATTCTCCATTTCCATTTGTCCATCTTCTTTTCCTTCTGGCTCATCCCAAGATAAAGCTCCATTGTTGATGTAGAATTGTTTAGCATCATAAGCATTTGTATTTAATCCATGTAACATTAGATTTCCATCAGGAATAAGTATATATCTCCAAGATAGTAATTCCTTTACTCCCATTGGCGGTTTACCATATCCCATCTCTACCAACAAATCATAAGCCTCTGGTGAAGCTTTAATATAGCCACTATTGAAGTTTGGTTTGCTCTGTTTAGCTTTAACCTCTCCATATGTAAGTTCTTTATCATCTACTGGTTGGCTCTCTTGTAACCACTTAACTATATTCTCATCACTATCATGATGTCCTTTAATCTTGTAATACAAGTCTGCTTCTATATCTGTTACGCTATGTTGCTTAATCATCATATTCTCCTTTAAGTTCTTCTTCTTTATCCATAGCTTTATTTGAAGCTATCTGTTTCTCTACTATATCCAGGGCTTTAACCCATGCTTTCTCCCACTCTTTGTAGTCTTCTACATCATGCCTAGTAGACCAATGAGTTTCTACATAGCTTGAGTATGAATCTCTCATGCATACTAGCTTGTACTTCAAGTAAACTCTATATAGCATTTCTCTCTGGTTTTCCATGCAATTTTTTCTGCTTACTCCCATGAGCTTATAATCAGCTATCATTACTTATCCTTTATATTGTATCTGGTAGAGTTGAAGGATAAGTAATTTTGTATTCTTTATCCTTTTCTTCACTATTCTTGTTTCCGCAATCGTGAAATCTGCACCAAAGGATGTCATATACTTGAACCATAAAGTTACCTACAACACCAACCATTATTATTTCCTCAATCATTTAATTCCTTTGTCTTTATTTATTAACTATATAACAACTTTTTTGTTTTCTTGTTAAAAACTCTTATAATTCTTTGGAAATATTCATTGGTGTAACTTATGGTAACTCTTTATTCTAGTATCCCTCGTGATTTATCATGCATACTGACTTCTTTTAATTTTTTATATTTCAAGCGATATTTTTCTATGATTTCTGTAAGTTCTTCTGTCGTCCATTTCTTAGTTTGTGTGCAAGTTTCTAAGAATTCTACTCTCTCTAGTCCTATTTTAATAATAAGGTTTTTTCTATAGTCGATAAGGTTAGCCGATAAAAATCTGTTACATTTTTTACATTGACCTGAGCAGTTGTCCTCATTAAAAGCTAAAGCACTAAATCCGCCACGAGGCTTAAAGTGTCCACAATCAAAAGCACCATCATTTGGTTTTTGGCAACTAATACAAAATAAATGTTTATCTCTCTCTCTAATATATTGATTGAATATTTTTTGAGCTTTCATCTTCATTGTTGTTACATCTTTAGCGTAGAAGTCTTTTTTTTCTTTGTTGATCTGTTTCTTTTTATTGAGTTCTGATTTTTTGAGGTGTTTGTTTGCGTAGTCTAGTTGGCATTGAAATTTCTCGCAAGTGGGTTGTAATTGTCTTGTAGGAGTATAGCTATTTTTACATATTTTACACTTCTTATCTTTCAAAACAAACATCCTTGCACTGCTTCTAAGCGTTTTTGAATTATCTCATAATAATCTTTGTCTAGTTCTGAGCCTATGTAGTTTAAGCCTAATTCTTTGCATACTTCTAATTCAACACCACTACCACCAAAAGGGATATAAACTAAGCTATCATCTCTTGTTGATGTGCTTGTCAAAGCTCTACTTAGTTTAGGCGGTTTTTGTGTAGGGTGTGCATATTTTCCTGTTATTGTTGCTTCTTGGTCGAATTTCATAACATCTTCTAGCCTGTAGCTATTATTAAAGGGTCTTATTTTATGTGCGTACTCCTCTCGAATATCCTCATATTGCTCTCGAATAACATCATAGTTAAGTACCTTGATTGGTAAATTGTCACATAATATTTTCCATTGCTCTTTTGTTGGTATATTATATCCACGCTCCCAATTTGTGACTGAACCACCATGATTTACATTTCCATAAAAATGTCCGTATTCTGCAACATCGTTTATAGATACACCTTTTTCTATTCTTGCTTGTTTTAAATAAATAGCAAAAGGATTTCTAACTGCAACATATTCTTTCTCTATTGCTTGTAAATCAGCACCATTACTATAAAATAAAATATGCTCTTTTATTGGTGCATAAGAATTAAAATTATCAATTCCCATTTTTGTTTGACAAACTGTTTTTTCCCAAACTATATGATTTTCAAGGTTAAAATATTTATCAAAAACAATCTGTTTATAAGCTATTTTTTTAGCATGACCATATAAATATAAACTTCCATTATCTGATAAAATCCTTTTAAATTCCATAGCAAGTAATTCTATCCATTCTAAAAACTCATCAAAATCTTTCCATATAAAGTCGAACTCTCCTTTTACTTCATAGTATGGTGGGTCTACAATTAATAAATCTACACTATTATCGTCCATCCGTTTCATTGTTTCTAAACAGTTTTCATTAAAAACACTATTTATCATTTTCTGCCTCTTCTCTTACCTCTAAATATACTTGTCTGTTCTTCTCATGATAGAAATGACCCTTAACTTTACCTTCCATCACAAAAACAGAGTGCATAGCTGACTCCATATCTGAAAACCCTCTAGATACCACTTTGTCGAGAAGATAAACGGTTATACTTCCGCTATCTTCTGTTTGTGTTGTGTAGTCTGTTATCTTCATCAGAAGGGAATGACCGAATCGTCTATGTCTATTGCAGGGATAGTTTCGTGAGACACTTGCATCTGCTGTTGAGGCTGACCGTAACTTTGTTGCTGTGCTGGTGGTTGATAGCTTTGTTGCTGCTGAGGCTGTTGGCTTTGCTGCTGACCTTGGCTATCGCTTTTAGAATCTAGCATTTGCATAGTTTCTACAACTACAGAGTGCTTTGAACGCTTTTGACCTTCTTTGTCAACCCATTGGTCAAAATTTAAACGACCTTCAACTAAAATCTTTGAGCCTTTTCTGAGGTACTGATTTGCAATTTCCGAACTTTTTCCAAAGAAAGTTATATCTACAAAACAAACCTCTTCTTTTTTCTCACCATTTGAAGTAAACTTTCTTGATGTTGCAATAGCTGTGTTTGCTATACCCATTCCGCTTTGAGAGTATCTTAACTCTATGTCTCTAGTTAGGTTTCCTACTAAAATTACTTTGTTATACATTTATTTTGTTCCTCCACTACATTCTCCACTCGGATGAATAAGATTGTTTTCCCATCCATCTCTAGGCATTTCTAAATTATTTTCTTCACAAAAAGTTTCTGCTAGTTTAGCCCAAACACAAGCATCATGCTTAGCACTTGCTGTAACCTCTTCGTCTCTTGTTGTAAGCCATCCTGCAAAGCCGTATATTGCTTCACTTGCTGTTA